GCAGAGAAACCTAGAAGAGTGTATTATTAATGAATAAAGTTTTACAATTATTATTTAAGCAGTTTGTTAAACAAAACGGTAGAAATCCAAACAACTTGGAAATGATTTTGTTAAAACAAAAAGCAATGAAAGAATCCTTGGATGAAAGGAAAGTTATTAGCATAGTTGATCGTCAACCGATTGACCCAAATAAACCTATTATGGGTGGTCAACAAGAAGGTATGTTTGATAACATATTTAATAAAATGCAAAAAGAAAGAAAAGGTTTAACATCAATTGGAGAGGATCTACCACCACCGGGTAGCAGAGGTGGTAAGGATGATATTGCAGCTCCGATACAATCAGCAGATGAGTCTTTAAAAGATATAATGGAAGCAGAAATTAAAAAAAAAATTGAAGCAGATAACAAAAAGGGTATTGCTAATATAAAAAAAAAATTAGAGGATGATCCAGAAAAGAAAGCATACGGTGGACGTATCGGTTTATTTAAAGGTGCACAAGCTGACACTAAAAAAGGTAAAGCAATGTCACCAGGAACATCTACAACTGGAGGTGTTAGAGACGATAACCCTTTTACAGGAGGCGGTGGCGGAGGAAATAATAACCCACCACCTAACACACCACCTGTTAAATCACCTATTGAGTCACCTTCTACAAAATCTGTTCCACCACCATCTGGTTTACTAAAAAATTTAAGTCCCTCCATTCTTGCAAGACTAGCAAGAATGCGTAAAGGTTTTACTCCAATACTAGGAGAAGATATAGGTTTACAATATCAAAACATCGATGAATTATATGACACTCTTACTAATTTTAGAATTACACAAGATCTTGAAAATTTAATAAAAACAAAAAAACTAGAACCTGAACTTAAATACAGAAAAGAAATTGGAGATAATACTCTTATTGAAGGTGGCATTAATCAAGAAGGAGATGCAAGCATAATGTTTAAAAAACAATTTGCAGATGGTGGGCGTATCGGTTACAAAAAAGGATCTATAGATTTAGCACGTAGAGGATTTATGAAAGCAGCGGCAGGTGTTGGCGCTGGTATTGGTGCATTAAAAATGGGTGCACTAAAACTATTTGGTAAAGAAGGTGCAAGACAGGTTACAAAAGAAATTATTAAAACAGATCCTATACCTGGTAAACCAGCATGGTTCGATGCCCTTGTTACAAAAGTCATTAATCAAGGAGACGACATGACTAAACAATTCGCAACCAAAGACAGAGAGATTGTTCATGCAGCTAAGATAGATGATGATAGTTATGTAAGAGTTTATAGAGATGTAGATGGTGGAGAGATAAGAGTAGAATATTCAAACCCAGATAATATGGGTGGTGACACAATAGATTTAGTTTACAAAAAAGAATTACCAGATGAGGGTAATCCAAAACCATCAGCTGAATTTTATGCAATAGAACCTGAACCAAGAGGAATTAGAACTGGACCAGATGATTATGATGTAGAATTTGATGGTGAGAATTTTGCAAACAACGTAGATGAATTAATGTCTGACACAACTAAATTAAAAATATTTGCAAAAGGTGATGCTAAACCAACTTTAAAAGAATTTGTAGAATCTAAAAAGAAAAAAGACAAAACAAAAGCTTTAAACGAAAGCACATTAGAACAAGCAGAATACCTAGAGACTAAATACGGACCTGGTCCTGAAGGACCGGACGACTTTGCATCAGGCGGCATCGCTAGAATGTTAGGTGAGTAATGAAAGACCTAGATCAAAAAATCATAGAGTTGATGGATCTTTTTGACGGAGAGGTTACAACTGCAGACAAGATAGACATACCAGAACCAAGAGAAGATGTTCAAAACATAGAAGCAATCAATAGATTTATGCGAGACAATCCACCAGGTAAAGCTGATGGGGGACGTATTGATTTTAAAAGAGGTAGTCAACCTCCACCCGACACTAGTCCTGTAAAAACAGACGAATATAAATATCCACGATCAAATCGATTTGGAACTGTTTACAGTAAGACACCTGGTAAAAATCAGTACGAAGCTATGCGTTCTTTAAAAGAAGTTCAAAAAGCAATTGATAATGCACCTCCTATAGAAATAGGAAATAAATTTTTTGAACAAAATAAAAAAGATTTAAGAGGAGATAGTGAATATTCCGGAAAGTTAGTTGTTACTAGAAAAGAACAAGATAAGTATGGTGATAAATTAAAATACAAATCAACTGGTAAAAAAAGAATAGAAGATACTTCTAAATATACAGAAGTTAGAAAAGCTAAAGATTTAAAAAGATCAAATCCTGCTATTTTAAATAAGATATCAGGAAAAAAAGGATTACAATTATCTCATTTATCTTTAGGTGAATTAGACACTTTAAAAAACTTAGGTTATTTACCAGCAGAGATAAATATAAAACAATACCATCCGTTTGAAAAAAAGATCGTTGCTATATCAAAAGATATTTATGACATACAAAATAACAAAGATTTATCTGTGTCAGAAAAGAGAATGGCGATAGCTCAAAAACAAAAAGAAGATAGAGCATTAAGAAAAAAATTTCCAAAATTTGCAGATACAAAAGCTAGACTAACTGTTAAAGCAACAAGTCTAGATGAAAGTGGTTTAATGATTAAAGAAAAACTACCTAATCCAAGTATAGCCATTGCTCCAGATGAAGCAGGAACTACATTAAAACAAATAGATTCAAAGTCTACTAAAGCAGATGAAATTTCACAAATAGCAAAACTAAATTTAGACAAACAATTAAAAAACGTTGGTCAAAGATTGGCTGCCATAGGTTGTCCAGGTAAAGCAAAAGGGGGTAGAGTAGAATTTAATTTAGGTGGAAGTCCAGAGTGTATTACAAGAGGATTAGAAAATCTTAGAACAGGTAACATGTCTCCTGGTGCTAAAGCTAATGCAACAAAACTTGTAAAAAATCCAACAGCACTACAGCGTTTTGCAAAGTTTGCTGTGGGTCCTTTAGGTATACCAACAGAGATAGCGATTGGTGGATTCTTTGCAGCAACTGATTATGCAACAGGTGCAAACAAAGATGAAATAATTTCTAACTTAACTTTTGGTGGTTTTGGTAAAAGTATCGAGGAACAAGCACAGGAAAGAAATCCATTATTTAATGCAGCAAAAAATTTAGATAAAACATATAGTAGATATTTAGCTGGTTTAGATAAACAAGGTAATCCATTACAAAGAGGAAATCCAAGAGGCATGAGAAAGATAACAACTGATGAAGATGTTTTTAAAGCTATGGAACCTTTTGAAAGAGTTAACCCACAATTAGAATCAGGACAAATGTTTGACTTAGATATGTTTAATAAAGCACTAGCGACACCACAAGAACTTCAAGAAGAAAAAACTCAAAGAGCATTAGATCGTGGTTTTTATACTCCAGGTGATAGAAGTATAGATCCTTTTCAAGCAGCAGGTGGTGGTATAGCAAAAGAAGCAGGCGACCGATCAGGCCCACCCCCAGAATCAGGACCAAACCCACAAGGGTTGCCAGGTCTATTAAAACGTGGTATGAAAATATAGGAGTATTAAATGGCAGAAGAAGTTAATGTTCAGGAACCAGAAGAACAAAAAGGACCTGTAGAGGTCACACCAGAAGAAGATGGTGGAGCAACAATAGACTTTGAACCAGGTTCAATTAATATACCTGGTACAGAAAATCACTTTGATAACTTAGCAGACATTTTACCTGACGATATTTTAGAACCTGTTGGAAACGACATGGTTCAAAATTACATGGACTACAAAGCGTCAAGAAAAGATTGGGAAAGTTCTTATACATCAGGCTTAGATCTTTTAGGATTTAAATACGAAAACAGAACAGAACCTTTTCAAGGTGCATCTGGTGCAACACACCCAGTGTTAGCAGAAGCAGTAACACAGTTTCAAGCACAAGCTTACAAAGAATTATTACCAAGTGATGGACCAGTAAGAACACAGATAATTGGAGTTACATCTCCACCTGTGGAGCAACAAGCAACTCGTGTAAAAGATTACATGAATTATTTAATTATGGATCAAATGAAAGAGTATGAAGAAGAATTTGATTCAATGTTATTTCATTTACCACTTGCAGGTTCTACATTTAAAAAAGTTTATTACGATGTACCCCTAGCTAGAGTCGTATCAAAATTTGTACCTGCAGATGAATTGGTTGTACCGTACACAGCAACAAGTTTAGATGATGCAGAGTCTGTCATACACGTTGTTAAAATGTCAGAGAATGAATTAAGGAAACAACAAGTAAATGGTTTTTATAGAGATATAGATTTAGCACCTCCAGGAAACGTAGAACAAAATGACGTTGAGAAAAAAGAAAAAGAATTAGACGGAACTAAAAAAGTTGGTAAACAAGATACAATGTATACTCTG